GGTCTAGATATAAGACCTTCGTATTCACCAGGTGCGCCAAAGTAAGATGATAATAATCTACGAGAATAGTCCTCCATGTAAGGAGAAACAAAACTATAACCTGTTTGTGGGGTTGTTATGACCTCTGCTGGAGGTGCTGATTTTGTTTTACTGAGACACATCTTCTATTTATTTCCTATAATACATACCGCCTATCTGGTGAAAGCCTTTCTTGTCAAAAAGTTTCTTAGCTCTTTCTACACCTTCTAGGTTAAAAATGCCAAGAATCAAAGGCTTGTCTTGCTCTTTAGCATAATCTATTACTGCATCTATTAAAAGATGTGACGGTGGGATTTGGTCTTTTAAGTTCCTGTATTCAGGTAACACATAAAACCAACCATCGCCAATGTATTGTTCTGCTGACCACCAATAGTCATCTGGTCCTGCAGCAATACTACCAATGATTGTATCACCATCTAGTACATTATACACAATACCATTAAACAAGAAATGGTTTATGTGAGAGGATGCTCTGCCCCATTCAATGGGTGGAGATCCTTCGCCTGACAGAGAATGTTCTGCCCAAAAGTTTTCTGCTAAAAAATCAGCTATGCGTTTACCGTTTTCTGGTATAGGTTCTACCTTTTCTAAGGTTAGATTCATACAAGTTGTTGAGCTATTTCTTCTCCGAATTTTTGCATCTTGTACATTTCACGAGCGCCTAATAGTCTTTGCTCGTATTCATCGTTAGGATCCGCGCCAGCCGCTATACCCATGCCTCTTACTGCTGCTGAGTTAGTTACAAATTCACCATCACTTAGCATAGCAGGGATTTGATCACCTTTTTCTCCACCGGGACCGGTGACAAGCTGGTCTCTTTCTACAAAAGTACCATCCTTAGCATACAACTGACTGGCTATACGCCTAGGTTGTAGATCATCTACAAAAGTAGCTTCTCTTGGAGGTGCTACCAATGGTGAGAAAGGTGTTCCTTTGGCTTGTGAATAAATTTTAGATACTTCAGATGGATAGAATCTATAAACATCTGGTGTTACATCTTTAGCATCAATACTAATACTAGAGCCAGGTGTTGTATCTCTGTAACCCATTGATCTAGCGTAAGCTCCTATGCCTTCTGAAGGTGCGCCATATGCTCTAGCAAGAGCAGTGGCCATATCTTCTTCTGTAGCTTCGCCTGTATCTACGCCTAAAATATTTTCTAGATAATCGTTAATATCAAAATCTCTAAAATCAAAACCAGCTATACCGCCATATTGAAATCTTTGTATTTGAGGTATGCTTGCTTGAGATCCTTTAATTATTTGACCGCCAACTAAAGGAGTAAAATCACTAGCTTCTGCAACAAGAGATAACATTTCTCCTATTTTTTCTATGTCAGATTTTTTTTCTTTATCCTCTTCTTCTTTTTTATTAACCTCTTCTAGATCTTCTTCCGCTTCATCTTGTGCATCTTTGTCAAATACATCACTGAAATCAATATCTTGACCTGTGCTTATATTAGGAGTATTAATCATCATAGATGGTATGCCACCTCCCGGAACTAAACCAACAGCATCGCCTGTTGCAAAGCCTTCAACCTCTTCTTTTGTTTTTGTGTTGTAAGGTTTGCCCATAAACTCAAAAACATCATCGCCTCTTTCTCTGGCACGTTTAAACTCTATCTCAAACATTTCTCTAATGCTCATATCAGCTTGTGCTTGACGCTCATCAAAGCCTTCTGGTTTAAGGATATCACGCATGTATTCTTGTGTTGGCCCAAGACCTGACATAGGGGAACCAATTCCACCTCTGATTGCTTCGTAAATTTTTCTAAGGTTACTTTTGTCTTCCATTTTCTTTTTGTTTTTTTAGTTCGCGTTCTTGCATTAACAGTTGTAAGTCATGCCAACGATACATCTTCTGATTTACATCATCCCAGAACCAGCCTTTGTAATCTTGCGATTGTTCCATTTGCTTAATTTATCATAAAGTTAAGGTTATATCACCATTTGTTTTAATACTAACAACTCCTAATTGTGCATTGCCTTGGTAACCATGAGGGCTAACAGGGGTATGTAGCTGCAACCATGCGTTGCCAGTGTAAACCTGTAGTACGCCAATAGATGTATTCCATATCACATCGCCAGCGTTAAAAGCAAAGGTGCTTATTTCACTGTCATTAAACTGTGGTGTCGAATTTGGGTCAAACTTTCCTAAGTTAATCTCTAGTATTCTAACTAGCCGATTGAATATGTTCGCATCAACCTCAGTTAATGCTAATGGTAACCTACTATCAAGAAGCTTTGCCATTATCTTCTGCCATCAGTTCTAATATCGAATCTATTAGCTCCTAGTCTCCATTTAAATCCAGTGCGTACTGCTGTATTTGCATCATCATCTGACTGTACTCTAAACACCATTTGTCTTGCTCTAGTTCTAACAAAGTTTTGTGTGGTAGAGCTGGTAACATCGCTGGTTGAACTCGTTGTTAAACTTTCGCCCGGATAGTTTCTAGATTTTAAAACATAATTTATTTGGCCGCTTGTAGGGGTGGATCCAAAAAATTTAACGTCAGGAATAATTCTGCTTACAAAACCAAATTGCTCACCTTCGTCAATATCGATATCACCAGATTCAATAAAGACATTGTCCATTGGGACACCGTCTGCATCTGAGCCAGTCTCGTGATTGTATAAAATGCTGCTGTTCCCTGAACCTTCTGTTGCCAGTGGATTGTCAAATATTCCCTCATCTAACCAAGCTGTTCTTGATAACTCTCCTATGCTCCAAACGTTTTCTAAATAATTATAAGTAATGTATCTATCTATATCATCACTGCTTCCAGAACAATAGAACCATCCTATCTCATTAAACTCTTTGTTGCTAAAGCCGAATATTTTAAATGATTGTGTTGTATTTAAATCATCTAAAACATAATTAAGAACACTAGAGGTAACCCTTTCAACAGCTCCTGCGTATTTATAGAAGCCATCTCGGGCCATCCAATAGACGCCATTAGGTGCATTGATAGCAGCATTAGGAGATATCATGCCAACATTTTCATTAATTAGGTTAACGCCAAATGTAAATGGAGCACCAACAAACTGCATAGAATATAAAGATGTATCAGTCCAAATAAGTATTTCTTGTCTTGCTCTTAAGCCGCCAACTATTTGAGAGCCTGAAGACAGTCTTATATCTCCTGCTGTATTGGTGGCTGTTGGCTCCCAATCTGTTAAACTTTCTTGACTGCTGAACGCTACAAGCAAAGGATCTACGCTTCCTGTTCTAGCGCTGCCAACAATAGGATCTGCACCCAAAACAATAACGTGACGATCAATATCACTAACAATAGTTTGCAAGCCTTTAGTTGGCGCAAGATTAGCTCCTGATAAAGATGTAATATCTACTGCTCTAGTTGATGTTCCGCTAGATGTATCCCAATAATAAACACCGCCAGCTCTTGGATTGATAACCAAATCTTCACCGAATGCGTCATGCGACCATAATCTTAGTTGATTAGCAAAACTTGCCGCTGCCGCTGAACCCCATGTGCTAGATCCCCATGTGCTCACACCCCAACCTGTGGATGGAACATAAACATTTAGACCTGTATTGATTTGATAGGTTCCTACTGTAGATCCACCACCATTACCGCTGTCTCCAGCTGCGGCCAAAACTGGATCGCCGCTAGTATCTTTAGCCTCTATTGTATAAGAGTTAGCATTTACAATAGTTGCTATTTGATATTCTTGATTAAGCACAGCAGCAGTAATATTACCACCAAGAGATGCTGCCCCAGAGAAAGTTACAAAATCATTAGCCACAGCTCCATGAGCTGTATCAGTTACAGTAATGGTTGCATCTCCAGTTCCCACTTTAGCAAACGTTACATCACCAGCGCTGGTTGTAGATCTTATTGGAGTAACATCATTGAAGTTAGCTCCTTCCTTAACATAGTATTTTAGGTTGGTTCCCATGCCTAGAAACTTAGTAGAAGATAAAGAAACCCAGCCAAGCATGGCGCGACAAGCTCCCAAGAAAGTGTTTAAACTATTTTTAGTCCAGCCACCTATTTTTTCTGGCAAGCCTTTTCTAAAGCGAACAAGATTACCATCAGCCCAACCGCCTTTATCCATAAGGTCCGTCATCTCTTTGTTGATGCCGGGTTTAAATGTAAGTTTTGTTAAAGGCATATTCTATTAATCTGTTTTACCTAAAGGACTTAGCTCTGGTGTTTTGTTTATCTTTAACAAAGCTTTAAGCAAAGAATCCCTTGAATCTATTTTATT